AGTCAATGTAATCCCACTATTTACAGTAAGTGTTCCTGTTACCTGTGCATTTTCTGTGGCAAGTATTGTTATGTTTGTATCTAAGGCTTGTGCGTTTGTTCTGAACATACCACCATTCTTAAAGTTACCCTTGAACTCTGCTGTAGGTGTAATGCTACCTGCTGATAACTCAAGAAAGTATACAAAGATATTGCCTGTACCACTTGAAGGTGCAGCCGTAAATGTTAACGTAGAACCATCAGGTACAGTGTAAGCTGCACTATCTTGGACAACACCATCAACACTTACAAGTATCTCTTGTACTGAACCTATTGTTCTTCCTAGTGCAAAGGTTGTATCAGAACCATCACCATTAAATCTTACGACAGCAGGTGGAGCTTGGAAGTTAGCAGGTACGTTGTTGCCAATGTATGCCATATTATGTTATCTCCATTATACTTAATGTGCCTGAAAGTTTATCAGCGACTGAACAGTCTACTGTAAGTTGGTCTGTAGTTTCTAGTACAACCTTACTACCTGTTAGTATTTCTAGTGATGAACCTACAGGTATTGGTGCATCTTTAACTAGTATGCTTGTTCCATTTGCTGTGTTGTTTGTTACTGCTCTATTAGCTGTATCACTTACTAGCCTAACTGTAGTTGTTACTTGAGAAGTGTTTAAGTTAGTAAGTATTAACCCTAGCACGACTGTTGTTGTACTACTTGCTGCTGTATAGATAACGTAGGGAGTACCACTTGATGCAGGTTCAGCTGCGAAGTTAACTACCTTAAATGTATTTGCCATTTCTTTTTCCTTTTATATAATTATACTCGGTAATGCTTTATTTGTCAAGTAAAATCTACACTAACCTAACGCAATAGCCAAGGCTGTCGCATCGTCTGCAGCACCAATGTATGTTTTAAACACACTTGCATCAGTTCTTTTTATAGTACCTGCATCACTTATTAGTAACTCATCTGTATCTGCAATTCCAGATGCTAATTCAGTTTGTCCTGATATTACGTTATCGTTTATATGTTCACTCTCTACTGCATTGTCAGCTATCTTAGCTGCTGTTATAGCATCGGCAGCTATCTTTGCAGTTGTAACTTGTGAATCAGCTATGTGAGCAGTGTCTATTGAACCATCAGTATAATGTTCTGAGTTAATAGCATCATCTGCTATCTTAGCACCTGTTATAGCATCTGCGGCTATTTTAGCTGTTGTTACATTGCCATCTACAATAGAAGCAGTTACGACAGCACTTGCCGCTAATTCATCTGCACCTACTGCATCATCAGCTAACATAGAGTTTACAATAGCACCTGCACCAATCTCAAAGTCTATAGTGTTATCAGCATCTTGATATGTTACAGTTATTCCTGTTTCAGTATTAGAACCAACCATAGCTCCTACTGTATCAGAGATTACCTCTGACAGGTCAATGTTAGCTGTACCATCAAATGATACACCATGAATTGTTCTAGCTGTAGCGAGTGCTGTGGCTGTCGCTGAAAGAGCTACTGCAATATTAGCAGAGCCATTAAAACTTGTACCACCAATAGTTCTAGCAGTTTCTAGTACTGTTGCTGTAGCTGCATTACCTGTAGTATCTTGGTTAAGTGTGCCTATAACAAAGTCTAGTGTGTTGTCAGCATCATCATAAGATACTGTTATACCTGTTTCAGTATTAGAAGTGACCATTGCACCAACAGTATCACTAATAGTTTCAGCTAAACTTACACCACCTATTGTTATAGCATCTGCTTCAAGAGTACCATCAATGTCTGCATCACCTGATATGTCAAGGGATACTGCATCTACTTCACCTGCTACAGTTAAGACACCACTTGTTAGTGTCATTAAGTCTGTGTCATCTGTGTGACCTATTGTGCTACCATTTATAACAACATCATCTATATCTAAAGAACCACCTGTAATTAAACCTGTAGTTGTTATTGTAGATGAACCTGTATCAATAGTACCAAAGCCACTTGTAATACTACCACTGTTCAATGCACCTACTGTTGTAGCGGCTGTAGTTACAAGATTAGGCATTGCAGTTATTTCATCATCAAAGTAAGCAGCTAAATCTGTTACTGCTACTTGAACCATAGTTCCGTTGTCATTTAAAACAACTCTATCTGCATCAACTATAGTTGTTGCTGTTGCACTTGTATCACCATCTACAATGTTTATTTCTGCTGCAGTGGATGTTACTCCATCTAGTATGTTCAGTTCAGCGGCTGTGGATGTAATTGCTGTACCATTAAAGTTTATTGCATCTAAGTATGCAACACCATCAATATATATGTCTTTCCATTCTTGACCAGATGAACCTAAGTCATATGTGTTATCTGTGTTAGGTATAATAGAACTGTTAACATCTGCACCAAACACAACATTGTCTGTGGCAGCATCACCTAATGTCATTGTACCACCATTGAATGTGGTCGTACCTGTAACAGTTAAGTTACCACCTATACCTAAGTTACCTGATATATCTACTGCACCATTCATGTCAATGGTTGTAGCAGCTATCTGTATTTCTGTGTCAGCTACAAGGTCAAGTTGTCCATCGGCACTTGAATTGATGTATATAGCTGTGTCTCTGAATTGTAACTTCTCTGTAGAAGCAATAAGTATGTCATCACTAAATTCAAAATAATCCTCATCTTCTTTCCATGATAATACACCATTACTGCTATTAGCATCAAATGTTAATACAATATCGTTGTCATTATTAGCACCGATTGTAATCGTATTAGATAACAATGCACTAACAGGACCACCTTCTCCTGTAGTACCATCGTGTGTATGTCCTGTACTTGCAGCGAAAGCAGCTAATATCTGATTGAACTCATCATTGGTATGAGCTGCAGTTATTACGTCTCCATCTGTGTACGAGGACTGTCTTGTATATGTATCACCCATTAACGTCTAGCTCCTAATTGATATTCTAACTGAAAACCTTTAAGTGAATATGGTGCAGTTGAACCACCATCATTTACTCTTAATGCTACAGCAAAACCTGAACCTTCTACTGCTTGTCTAACTAGTGGTTGTGATGCACCACCATATGTAGGTGTTCCATAGACTGATGTACCATATATAGCAACAACATCTTCTGAATCTAATGGATATGCCGCAGGTCTTGCTGATGAAGCTGCTTCATAGTCATACCTAACAAATAAATCAGCATCTATTGCTGCTTCAGGTTTATAATTTACAACAACCCTTTGCATATGTTTTCTTATTCCCGGGTCATTAAAAGTTAAATCAGGACTTCTATATTTACCAAATATTTCTGTTCCATCAAAAGTATTACCGGATTCTTGCCTGTATATATAACCACCTGAGTATGCACCATGTAAAACTATTACATCTCCTTCTAAAACAAAATGGTCAGTAGAAGCAGGTCTTATTCCTCTTACCTCAGAGAACTCAAACTTTTGTCCTTTGAGCACACATATAATTCCTTTAGTCTGATTTTCAGCTACAGAACTTTTAGTAAAGAATATTCTATATTGTGTTTTATCTGGTATAACTATGCTATCAAATTCAGATGCACTAGATATGTTCTCATTAAATATAGACTGAACATTAGAACTTATAGTACCTAATTCCACGTCACCAATTCTTGCTGTACCTGCAATGGTTCTTAAACCATCAGGACCTAAGAATATAAGGTCACCTGCAAATTCTTGTATTGTATCACCATTTATACAACCAATGTCTCTTGTTACATCTGTTACTGCAAAATTAGCACTTGAACTTCCTGTTAGTTTAAATATTCTAGTTTCACAAAATATAAACAAGTCATCACGGAAAACTTTAATGCCTGTTATTTCATCATCTACTTTAAAGCTACCTGCACCTTGTCCACTACTAAAACCATCTTCATTAAAAGGTTCACTAAACACCACTTCTTGTTTAGTAGTTGATTTACCTGCATAGAACATATGATTTTTATGAGATACTACAAACTTAGAACCTGCTACAGAACTGTCACTTACATCTGTTGCAGCTAAACTAGAGTTAAATACTGTAGGTGCATTTGTACCATCTACGACTATTATCTTATCTGTACCATCAAAGTTAAACCGTTCAAAGCTATACTTTAATGCACCTGTTCTACCACTATCTCTGCTAGTCCATGATGAACCACCCGGAGTTGCACTATAAATGCTTGTACCCCTAGCAGCTAAAACAACATCACCAAACGTAGCCACCATAAGTACTTTTTCTGAAGCAGATGAAGTGTAGGGTACAACTACTGAAACATACTTAGAGAATCCATTTATACGTCTATAACCACCTTCAATGTCAGGCTCAAAGTTTTCTAACTCTAATGCTTCACCCGGTTGCATCATAAAGGTAGACTTGTTTAAGACTAAGCCACCTTCACAGTTAAATGCTGAAGGCACTGTTTGAGATTGGTCTGCCATTATAATGCCCTAATATCTACACTACCTGAGTTATAAACTCCTGTTCTAGGTATAAATGTTGAACGTAGATAAGAAAACTTATTGACAAGTAATGTCTGCATATTCTTAATGCCTTGTTCAAATCTTTGCATATTAAGTTGATACTGTTGTGTCTCACCTCTATACTGATACACAAATGCTGTAGCACCATCTATAATCACAGGTGCAAATCTATCAGGTATGGTTGTTGTGTCTCCATGTGCAGATAAGTCATCAGGAAATGTGTAGTAGTCAAACTTTATTGCGTATGATTTATTGGGGTATGGATATAATAAATAATTATTGTCAGGTGTTCTTACTACATATTCAGGAACACCACCTCTATCAAACTGTGTTACTGTGACACCACTAGCTATTGAAGCAGCCGTTGTGCTTGCTGCACCTCTTGTACAACCTGTAAATGTAGTACTAGTTACTCCTGTATAAGTAATTGTTTCATTACCTATAACTATAGTACCTGCACTATCAAATCCTGTAGTACTTGCTACAGTTATAGTTGTTACACTATCTGTATGTGTTGTACTAGTAGTTGTACTTTCTATTTCATCTTCTTGATTTACAACTCTATTTATATAGTCATTGTAATCAAGCAATCCTAATTTATACCCACTATTGCCTAAGTCACTATCTTTGACTATTCTAAATGTATTATAATCTACTGTCTTAGTAGAAGTAGGTAAACTATATCTAACCACACCTGCTGTCAGTGTCTGCGTAGCAGTAGCATGATTAAATGGGTAGTTAAACTCTCGCTGATTAATAAAACGTATAGATTCATTAACTGCGTTTTGGCATTGAACTTGTATACCCCTAGCACTAGAAAAAGTTGACGAAGTTAATGCAACCTCATTCAACCTTGCTATTACTTTATTTGTTAGTGTTAGGTAAGTTTCTGCCATAATAATTCCTATAAAGATAAGAGAGCAAGTTGCCCTGCTCCCTTATATATGATTTAAGCTAAAGTGTCTCTGTCAACTTCGTTGGCATTGAAACCGTCACCACCCATGTCACTGACATCGGCTAGTACTGCGTATACTCTTATCTTACCTGCTGAGAAGGTTGCACCATCTCCTGCAAAAGTAAGGTCAAGTGTATCTGCTGTAGCAAGAACAACATCTGCTGATACTGTTACACTTGGAGCATAAGCCAAGTCTGCAGCACCGTCAATGTCAAATGCAGTTACATATTCGTTGTCATCTGCTGTTCCTAGAATAGCAGTAGCATTAGTACCTGTATTCATAGTAGCACTCTCAACAACTTGAAAACCTGCTGCAATTATTTTAGTATTTGCAGGGATTGTCAAACATTGAACTACGTCACCTGATGAACAATCGATTGCTTGTGCAGTCAGGTCAATAGTTTTTTGTAGTTGATAAGGTGCTCTACCTCTTGAGCTATTACCGTGGGCAGGTAATAATAAACTTGTAATTGTAGCCATTGATTACTCTCCCTTTACGCTAAGTGATAAGCGGCAGTACAGATTGCTTCAGGGCGAAGAATCTTTCTACCATATAAATGCATACCACGAACAATATCAGCAAAAGAATCAGGGTCTCTATAAGTCTCTGTCTTGTTGATTTGCTCGGCAGTAGCTATTGATGAAGAGTGACCAGCAACAATAATACCAAAGTTTGAAGAACTGTTTGCACCTGTATTAGATGGTCCTGTTCCTATACTTGGTAGGTTATTTGACTGATACACTTTAAATCCATGAAGGTTATTAAGGATTAAACCATTCTGTAATCCTGAACCACCAAAGTCTGCATCGAACAATCTTGTGTCCTCATCCTTTAGTACCTCAATAAATACAGGGTCTAATACTAACCATCTACCATTAGTGTCAACATTTTGTTGGTCTAATAGTCTTGACATTCTAGCAATCACTGTCAATGGGTTTCTATCTCCATTAGCAGGAGCAGCAGTAGTAGCTCCACCTGTTCTTGGTAAGATAGCCACAGCATCTCCAGCAGAACCACCAAAGTCTTCAGCATCAATTTTCATTGAAGATAAGAGTTCGTCAGAACCTGCTGTTGAAACAGCTACACTACCATTAGTAGTTGTATTAGCTGTATCTGCAACACCATGTATAGATGATTGCTTGTAACCTGACATATAACCAAGTACATCTTGGTCAAATTGGTCGGCTAGTCTATAGGCTGCTCTATCAGATGCTAACTGTTGAAAGTTAACGTGTGAATGAGCTTCCTCAATATCATCCACTTTAAATGCAAAGTAATTAGCTTTGTCAATATTAAGTGAAAATTCTTCGTCATCAAGGTCTTGAGGAGTAATAGTAGTTCCTCTCTCATATGCCTTAACTGTTATTTCTGGTTCTTTGATAACCTTAACGGAATCGCCCATATTAGCAATCTCACCGAAGTAATCATTATTAGTGATTGCATCAACGATAGATGACTTACGGAACGCAAGTTGCACCTGTTTGCTGTAAATAATAGGACTAAAATTACCGTTAGGTAGATTACCATAACCAGCTGCTGCTGAAAATGCCATTTTAATCTCCTTAAACATTTCTCAAATGTACACGGAATGTGTACTATATAGTTTTAGTCATTTACTTTATAAGGACCATTCATGCGTTGAGGTTGTACGTAGGATAGCGATTCCTGTGTAGGCTCACATAATTGGGTAATCTCTAAAGTGTAGTTTAAAGTGTGATATAAGTATCTATAAAAGAATACCCCACCTATATAAAAAAACCTCTTAAAATATATAAGTAGCAATTATAGGGTTATATCACACTTTTACTTATGTATAGTTATATACATAAATTCTTTGTTGTCAACATTTTTTTTTTATTTATCTAGCTGAACCTGATACGTCATATACAAAGTTGCCTGACCTAATAGCTTCCATTATTGTGTCAGCTTGTTTCTCATACTGTGCAGAGGACATTTTTTGAACTTGTGACTCAAGTATCTTTTTACCTGCTTCTGTAGTATCAACTTTAGTCTTTGTAGACTTCGTGCCAACTTCCATAGCAGCACTCTTATTACTCTTTGTCTTAGTTTCCTTACCGATTCCCTTATCGGCTTTGTATAAGTCAATAGCTCTTGCTGCTGACCTAGCATCATTGTCGTTTTCATAAAGTGCATCCTGTACCCATTTTGGCTGTTCATCTGCCCAATCGTGGAACTCATCACTATCTCTAATATCATTAAAGTCAGGATGAAGTTTCATTAGTTCTGCTTCAGCTTTCTCTTTCTTAGCTTCAACAGACATTTCATCTATTTTCTGTATTCTACTTTCTAGCTCAAGTGATTGCTCTCTTGCTTTCTTCATAGCAATAGTTTCAACAATCTTAGCTACGTCTGGGTACTCTGTTGCCCATGCTTCTATGTCCTCATCAGACTTAGGCAACTTCATTTCTTTCTTAGTTGCTTTAGCTAGTTGCTCTTTCATGTCATCTAGCTGTTTTTGAAACTGCTTCTCTTTCTCTTGAGTATGCCTTCTTAAATCGCCATATCTTTTTTTAAAAGTTTTCTCTTCAGCGTTAGTCGGTTCTTCTTCACTAGGAGTTTCCTCCTCGCTAGTCTCTTCTGTACCTTTTTGCTCCTCAACGAGCCTTGCAAGCTCTTCTTCATCTCGCTTTACTCTTTCTTCTTGAGAATAAGGTCTATTCATAAACATTGCTTTTTTAGGTGTAGCATCTTCCACCATTACTTTAGTAGCTTCTTCAGCCATTTTGTATTCTCCTTTTGGGGGTTATCGTAGCCATTTATTGTTGGGGGATAAGTAGCCTATTATTGTGGATTATTAACGTGAAGCTAATCCACCTCGCTTCATCTTCTTTGGTTTAGGTGTTTTCTTCTTACCTGCTAGTCCACCTTTATTATACATATCATCATCTTCATAAGAACCTTCAGAAGAGGTGTCTGAATAAGAACCTGTATC